CTGCACATTATGCGGCAATCTCTACACCTACTCTGGAGACTATTGCGTTCTAATTAACACTAACTCGTGGGGCACTGGTTGACACTTAGTGCCCTTATGTGTTAGACTTGATATAGCGTCATTCAGCAGTGATTAGGCGGCGGTTTGTTATATCGGCGCGGCGGCGTGATATAAAAAAAGCAAACTACCCTAACCTACAGAGGTGACAGATCGCGTTCGCTATATAATGCGAATATCGATTTCAAAAGTATAAAAAAAATTCCGGAGGAAAAAAATGTCCCCAAAGGAAAAATATTTTCACATCTATGCAAAGGACAAATGTCTTTTTCACAATATCAAAGAGGACGACTTTGATGTCACATGGCGCACCCTCAACAATATGGTTGGTTTAATGAAGACTGACTATAAGGTTGAGGATTTGTCGTATGAGATGGTAGAGAGACCCGTCTTTCTTGTCGATGAAGTGAGTTATTGACACAGACTAAATATCACGTTAGAATTGAACTTGAAGGTTATTTCAACTTATGGCTAAAGGATTTACTGTAAAAGCTGCAACACCCCCCAAGAAGGAAGATTGGGACATTGATGCAATCAAAGCAAGAATGCGTGGAAAGAGCATTGTCTTCTGTTTGCCTGGGCGTGGGTGCTCGTTTATTTTTCTGAAAAACTTTGTACAACTTTGTTTTGACATGGTTCAGAATGGTATGAGTATTCAAATTTCTCAGGACTATTCTTCGATGGTTAACTTTGCACGTTGTAAGTGTCTTGGTGCAAATGTTCTTCGTGGTCCCAAGCAAATTCCTTGGGATGGTAAACTGCAATATGATTACCAACTTTGGATTGACTCGGATATTGTCTTTGACACTAACAAGTTCTGGCAACTCTGTGATCTTGCTCTGAGTGAAGATGGTACAGAGCGTGAGGTAGTTGCTGGTTGGTATGCCACAGAGGATGGACACACCACATCTGTCGCACACTGGTTAGAGGAAGATGATTTCCGCAAGAATGGTGGAGTGATGAATCACGAAACTGTCGATTCAATTTCTAAGCGTCGTAAGCCATTCACTGTAGATTATACAGGTTTTGGTTGGGTACTGATCAAGCACGGAGTTTTTGAGAACCTCGAATATCCTTGGTTTGCTCCTAAGATGCAAGTCTTTGAGAGCGGCAGTGTTCAGGACATGTGTGGTGAGGATGTCTCATTCTGTCTTGATGCAAAGGAAGCAGGGTTTGATATCTGGTGCGACCCTCGTATTAGGGTTGGTCACGAAAAAACTCGTGTTATCTAATGTCTAAGAAATTTTACAATATCCTCTATGGAGGGCGTAAAATTTATATGAACCTCAGTATGGAAGAATGTACTGAGGTTCTACAAGAACTCTCCGAAAAATATTATGAAGGAGAGATTGAATCTGAACTTATTGAAATGGAGGAAGTCTAATGGCTATTATGAAAGGTGGTAATTATGTTCCGAGTCGTCCTAAGAAGACTCGTCAAGGAAGGTCTGTAAATACTCTGCTTTCCGCGACATCTCGTAATAAGAAGAAAAAGAAGTATCGTGGTCAGGGTAAATAAGTAAAGATATCTTTACTTAACATGGCAGCACTTATATGTAATTTACCATCAGTTGAAGTCTGGGTTCGTAAAGAATACCTTACTGATCATCAAAGTGGTCATGGTGAATTTGTCAAGGGCGTTTGGGTATCGTGTAAGTCGATACCTGGACGCGCTTTTTATTTTGAGACATATTTACCAGAGTATGCTGCAATGTATGATAAGTTACCTATCAGCGCGTTTCTCTCGTCTCCAGAGATACCTGATCCAGATATGAATCTTCCAAATCTACAATTTTGGAATTGTATGGATTATGGTGTTGTATCAATTCACAAACAATTCATTGGTTCAATGGACTTTGAACTATATACAAGAGATCATGGGGTGCAAAAAGGCACTTACATCTGTACAATAGACAATTATCATCAAGATTGTGATGTAATTGACTATGCAACAAGTGAAAATCCTGCTGAACATAAGTCACATAACCTTATCGAACTAGATAATGGTCAATATGCGCTCTATCCCAACAACAGAATGCGTATTTTTGACAATAGTTTGACTCCTGTCGATCCAAAGATGCCAGATTTCAAGGTTTCAACTCAATGGTATAGTGTTGAAAATGGATTTGAACGTCTTGGAATGGGTCGTGAGGACGAATATTTCTGGAAAACTGCTAAGGAACGCGAAAATTGTTCAAATTGTGGTCAAAATCCTTGCGATCCACGCTGTATTAATGCCGAATAGGGATAGCAACCCCTCTAAAAGTTCTGATTTAACAAATCAGGAGCAAAAATGGCAAACTCACCCGTCGATAGAAACCGAGATTATATGAGAGAGATGTGGGGAACCTCTAAATTAGTCACAGATTATGGTTCAATGCGTCCAAATAGTGATTTTTTGGATAATTTGGCAAATCATCAACATCAGAAAATGCTTCGTGAGATCTCAAATGATGATCTAACACCCAAAAAGCACGATTTTTTCCATCAAAATGAGATTCATGAGAGAATTCGCAATGATGTAGACTATGATGATTGGGAATATGGCACCGAACCATTATATGAGGTAAAAGATCCCGAATAAATAAGATAGATTTATTATATTTTTAGCGTTCGATGCCTCTAGAAAGGGTAAGTCAATCTTTCAAAGACGTAAGCATGACATTTCAGAGTAGTCCTCTGAATAATGACGTGCTTACACTTAAAAATGAGAGAGCAATTGCTCGCTCTATAAGAAATATTGTGTTTACCCTTCCTGGAGAGAAACCTTTCGAACCAGATTTTGGGTCAAGAATATCCCAATCTCTTTTTGAGAACATTGATGAGATATCAGCAGCAGTAATTAGAGACGAAATTCGTCAATCTATTACAAATTTTGAACCAAGAGTAAGATTAACAGAAGTAGAAACTTTTCCAGACTTTGACAACAACTCTTTTGACGTAGTTATTACTTATGACATCATTGGTGCTGATGTTCCAACACAAGAATTACAATTTGTTTTGCAACCATCTAGGTAACAATGCCACTAGTAAACTTTTCTAACCTGGATTTTAACCAGGTTAAAGACACACTCAAAGATTACCTAAAGTCAAACTCAAACTTTACTGACTATGACTTTGAGGGATCTAACCTCTCAACGATTCTTGATGTGTTGGCATACAACACCTACATTACCTCATACAATGCCAACATGGTTGCAAATGAGGTCTTCATTGATAGTGCAACATTGAGAGAGAATGTTGTTGCACTTGCAAGAAATATTGGATACGTACCGAGATCAAGAAAGGCATCTAATGCAACGATTTCTTTCTTCGTAGATGCAACAAACATAAGCCCAGCCCCCGCTACAATCACCTTGAAGAAGGGTCCAGTAGCAATTTCGGCTGGAACCTTCGCCAACCAAGCATTTGTCTTCTCAATACCAGAAGACATTACAGTTGCTGTTGGAGATGGTGTTGCTTTCTTTGATGGAATTGACATTTATGAGGGAACTTTACTAACAAGCAACTTTACATATAGTGCAAGAGTTCCAAATCAAAAATTTATTCTCCCAAACACTGGTGTTGATACTGAATTGCTGTCAGTATCGGTAAAAGCAAACCAACAATCAACAACTGGAACAAAATATAGCAAGCAAGATAGTTTATTTTCCATCGGATCCGAATCAAAAGTCTATTTTCTACAAGAAGTTGAAAATGAGCAGTATGAATTGATTTTTGGTGATGGAGTTTTTGGAAAAGCACTTGAAGAAGGTAATTTCATTGAAGTAAATTACATTACATCAAGTGGAGATAGTGCAAATGGGATAAGTAACTTCTCATTTGCGGGAAGATTGACCTATGTTAGGAATGGAATTGAATATTCTGTGACTTCTGGCATATCACTCCTTACAACGGACTCTGGATCGACTGGTGGACAATCAATTGAGTCTGTTGCATCGGTAAAAAACTATGCTCCAAGAATTTATGCGACTCAAAACAGAGCATTGACTGCAAATGACTATGAAAGTTTGATTCCATCAAAAATTTATCCAGAAACTGAGTCAATTACAGTATTTGGAGGAGAAGAACTTGTACCTCCTCAATATGGAAAGGTTTTTATCAGTATTAAACCAAGAACTGGTGACTTTTTATCAAATCTTGCCAAAGAAAACATCAAATTAAGACTTAAAAAGTATGCAGTTGCTGGAATTGTCCCAGAAATTCTAGATCTGAAGTATTTGTATGTTGAAATTGACTCAAAAATCTATTATGACACAAATTTAGCTCCAAATGGTGCTTATGTCTCAAGTATAGTTCAAAATAACGTCAATAAGTATGCTGAATCAAGTGAATTAAATAGATATGGTGCTAGATTCAAATATAGCAAATTCTTGAAAACAATTGATGATAGTCATGAGTCTGTTACTTCTAATATAACCACAATTTCTATTAGAAGAGACCTTAGAGTTCAAATAGACACTCTAGCGGAGTATTCAATTGGTTTTGGTAATCAATTCCATGTTGGAAGCATGAGTGGATACAACATAAAGTCTTCACCAGTCGTTGTAAGTGGAATTGATAATCCAGTTTACATCTCCGATATTCCAAATACTGGAGCAACTTCTGGATCTCTATTTTTATTCTCTGTTCCAACTCAAAGTTCCACAACTCCAACAATAGTGAAGAGAAATGTTGGAACTATTGACTATGTAAATGGAATTATCACTTTGAATCCAATTACTATCCAGGCAGCAAAATTAAAAGATGGACAATCTATACTTGAATTCTCTGCTGTACCACATTCCAATGATGTCATCGGATTACAGGATTTGTATTTGCAACTAGATATTAATAACAGCAATTTTGAAATGGTTGTTGACAACATATCATCTGGACTTGATCCTTCAGCATCGTCTTATACGACTTCTTCAAGTTACTCCAACGGATCTTTGGTTCGTTCTGGTGAGGTTACATACGTTACCTCTTCTACAACATCAGCTGCTAACGGATCATCAACATCATATGTTCCAGTAACATCTAACACAACCACATCGTCTTCAAGCGGTAGCGGATACTAATTCATAGAATAATAAAATGGCAGAAAAAAGAGTTCAGTTTAATAACTTAGTTCAAAGTCAGCTCCCTACTTATGTTAGGGATGAATTTCCTCTTATCGCTGAATTTTTAAAGCAATACTATATTGCTCAAGAATTTCAAGGAGCGCCAGTCGATCTTATTCAAAATATAGATCGATATGTAAAGATTGAAGAATTAACAAATTTAACTGACTCAGTAATACTGGAGTCTGACATTACAGAAAGTGATACAACTATTTCTGTTGATTTAGTACAATCCCCAACAGGTACTGAAGGATTTCCAGAATCCTACGGACTTTTAAAAATAGGTGATGAGATCATTACTTATACTGGAAAGACTTCCTCGTCCTTTACAGGATGTGTCAGAGGGTTCTGTGGCATATCATCATACAAGGCTGATGGAAACCCAGAGCAATTAGTATTTTCAAGCACAGATGCTGATTCTCATGATGCAGAATCAACAATTTCAAATCTTAGTGTTCTTTTCTTAAAAGAATTCTTACTTAAGGCAAAGAAACAAGTATTACCTGGTTTTGAAAACCGACCAATTTCTAGTTCCGTTAATCAAAACCTTTTTATAAAACAATCAAAAGATTTTTACTCTTCAAAAGGAACTGATAGATCTTTTGAGATTTTGTTCCAAGCACTTTATGGTGAAGAAGTAAAGGTTGTAAAACCAAGTGAATTTCTCTTCACTCCATCCGATGCAAACTACCAAAAAACAAAAGATTTCGTAGTTGAAGCTGTCACTGGAGATCCTATGGATCTTCGGGATGTTACTTTATTTCAAGATGAGTATAATGATGAATACACGAAAGCATATGCTCCAATTACATCTGTAGAAGAAATTAAATCCTTAGAGGGAGAAACTTTTTACAAATTAAGTATTGATGGTGGATATAATAGATCACTAATTTCTGATGGATCTCTCTACGGAGAGTTTAAAGTACATCCAAAGACAAAAATAATCGG